GGGAGTTACACACAACGAATGGGCTGATATAATGTGCGAAAGCAAGGCAAAGAATCTAGCATCGTTCAAATTATTTGAGGACAAATTACAATATGTTGGATAAATTAAAAAAATTATTTGGTAAATCCGAGCCTGTTACAGAAGCTCCTGTTATCCCAAAAGAAAAGAAGGTTACAAAGCCTAGACAGAAAAAAGTAAAGCCACCTACACTTACAGCAAAAGAACAGGCAACACAGAATGATCAACCGTATGTCAATATTTTGCATATACAAATTGATCCAAACGATGTCAATAATGGGGCTTTTGAATTAGATTGGAACGATAAATTTATCTTGAATTTAATTCGTGCAGGATATAAAATGCGTGATGATGATACAGACCAGATTATTGTTGACCGCTGGTTTCAAACTGTATGTAGAAATGTTGCGCTAGAAGTATATGAACAACAACAGGCTGATCCAGATAACAGAGACCAAAAAGATTTACGAGTAATTAGAAGCCGTGATTTAGGAAATGGTAGAACCGAGGTAAGTTAAATGATTGAAAATCTTGATTTGTATACTCCTGACTTTTTAATTGATTGTAAACATTTAAAATTAAGTTCAGAAGTTTATCCTATCATGCGTAAACAAGGAATTAAAAGAGCCTATGTATATGGTATGGTTTTTAATCCTAAACCTTTAAAATTTGATTTTCTTAAGGTTGGAATGAGTGCGCCTGTCCTAGGAGAAAAGCGTGAACATCAGGTAGGCGAAAGGATTGTAAGACAAGCCTCATGGATTCCAGGATGGGATGAGCCTCACCCATATAGTGGAAATGGTAGTGAATTTTGGCATAATATTAACGATAGATTAATTGCCAATAATATTTTACCTGATGATTTTAATAAAAACAATTTAAAAATTGCAGTTTGGGACATTACTGCTAGAGTAAATTATAATGTCATATTGTCCGATGATGAAGAATTTACACTTTCAACTTGGGCAGAAGGTGAGTTGGCTCAACAATACAAGAATAATAATTCAGGTAAACTACCATTATTGAATATCACAGACCCAACCAAAACAAAAATTTACAATGGTGCATATATTCGTAAGGATGTTTTTTCTAAACTCTTTGATTTCTCTTGACAAAAAATAAAAATAGTAGTATACTTAGTGTATATTGTCTAACTATATATTGATCCATACATGAATTACGCACTCATTGACACAGCAAACACTTTCTTCCGTGCCCGGCATATTGCAAGCCGCAATAGTGATACATGGGAAAAAATTGGAATGGCACTTCATCTTTCACTAGCAAGTGTCAATCAAGTTGTACGCAATCACAAAATTGATCATGTTGTTTTTATGCTTGAAGGCCGTAGCTGGCGTAAGGATTACTATAAGCCCTACAAGGCTAATCGTAAACTTGACGAATCAGTAATGACTGATGCCGAGATTGAAGAAAACAAAATGTTTTGGGAAACATACGAAATGTTTACCAACTTCTTGCGTGAAAAAACCAATGTATCTGTACTGCGTGAACCTAACGCTGAGGCAGATGATTTGATTGCCCGTTTTATTCATCTACACCCAAATGACTCGCACTACATTATTTCTTCTGATACTGATTACATTCAGCTTATTGCTGAAAACGTGTTCCAATACAACGGAGTTTCTAATGAACTCATCAGGCTTGACGGATACTTCAAGGACAACGGAAAACCTGTACTAGACAAAAAGACTAAAGAACATAAGTTACTTGAGGATCCGCAATATCTTTTATTCAAAAAATGTATGCGCGGTGACGCAACGGACAATGTGTTTAGTGCATATCCCGGAGTTCGTGAAAAAGGTAGCAAAAACAAAGTTGGACTGATCGAGGCTTATGCGGACCGTAATAAGCAAGGCTTCACTTGGAATAACATGATGTTACAGCGTTGGATAGACCACGATGGTGTTGAGCAACGGGTGCGTGATTGTTATGAACGCAATCGCACACTTATTGACCTTACTGCACAACCTGAGGAAGTTAAAAACAAGGTTGATAATGCTATTCGTGCTGGTGTGCGTACTACAACTACGCCACAAGTTGGTGTGCATTTTATGAAATTCTGTGGCAAATATGAACTTAATAAAATTAGTGAGAACGCTGAGGCTTATGCTAAATGGCTCAACTCACAATACCGAGGTGAATTGTGTGAGCAAGTTACTGCCTAATCAACTATATGCAGGATTATTTGAAATATTAAAAGATAAAAATTTATACTATCAAAGTAATATTGATAGTAAGTATGACAAGTTTACTGAAAAGGGTGAACAGGCTGTATTAGATTGGATTAAATTTCTAGCTCCTAAAATGTTAGAAGTCGAAAAGGCAGAATTAGATGCTAGAGCCAAACAACTTGTGGTTGAGGAACTTAAAAAATGAGTTATGATTACGAAGGTCAGAAACTAAAAAATTATGAAAGTTTGGATAATCCACGCATTGGTGATTATTGGCAAGAAATGTTCTGCCCTTACTTTCTTGTAGTAGACGTTAAGGGCGATGATATTACTGTATTAAGTTGCTTGGGCGGACCTAATAGTTTTAATCGTAAACATGAACTTAATGCAAGAATTGATGTTAAAGATGGCTGGACTTTTGACTTAAGTAAATCAATGGTTGTAAACCGTGAATGGATGACTACAGCCGTAAAGTATGATAGCATAGAAGGATTTGTTGCCGATGTAGGTAATAGCGAAAAGACTGTTAAAATTGCTATGGAGTGGCGTGACTATAAACAAAAACAAATCCGTAATAAGATAACAGAATTAGAAAAACAATGGGAAGAATTTACGGGCTGGGCCTATTTAAAAGATGGTGTCCCCACATGAAAATTACTACACACCAATCAAGCGTTCGTATGATTCGTCCAGAGGATCCTAAGTTTCGTATTGTTGATGGGATGGTTGTAGTACCAAGAGCAGGATTTGAAATTAAAAAAGAATGTCCGAATACTTATAAAGAAGTTATTGAGGAGTGTGTGAAAAGGGGCTGGCTAGTCCCAGTAGCACATATGCGTGATACTGAGTTGTTTTGGGATGCATTTAAAGAATGAAAAAGATTTATTATGAAAAGGTAGGACGAAGGTACAAGCCTGTAAGCGAGTACGATAGTAACCTATTGGATGCACTACCTAAAGGTATTCATATCATTATGAGTTATCCAGGTGGGCAAAGCACTCGGTATAATATTGATCCTGCTTATGCTCCCATGATTGCCGCAGGTCGTGTTGCTGAAGATGCGGTGTCTGATGCTATTAGAAAGGCACTAGACCTTAGACCGCAAAAACAACCTATCACCGAACATCAACAAAAATTGTGGCGTGAACTTGCTGAAAGTTTTAAACAGGATGATTATCCAATTATTCGCCCGGCTGTTAGGGATGCGACAGAGGCTGCGGTTAAGGCTATGACGCAAGAGGCTGAAAAACTTATGACTAACCCCAGTGTAAGAAAAGCCTATGAACATTTCTTACTTGTTTGTGAATTGACAAAAGATGAAAACACGGGATGAAATAATTACAGACATGTGCTATACATACCGTCATGACTATGGGCTTACCCGTAGTGATGACGATCCGCCGTGGGTAGCTGGTATGACAGAAAAAGAAAGACAAGGACTATGGCGTACAATGGCTCAAATATTTGATAACAATATATCGCCATATATGGAGATAAAAAATGATCCATCTTGAATTTGCATTACACAATCCGTGGTCTGAAAGATGGCAAAACATAAAAGTTTTTCATAAAGCAATTACCAAAAATAAATCAATTGAATTGCAATGTATGAAAACAAACGATATTATAAGTTGTATTGTAAACTTTACAATAAGACAAGATCATGCAGGATTAAATACTTACCTAGCACTATTCGGCTACAGTATAAAATTTAGTTTTCATGATAACAGGCACTGGAATTATGAAACAAACACATGGGAAACATATGACGAAAACATTAATAGCTAAACCAATTATTAAAGACCAATATTGGGTCGTTACAGATGGCAGTGAAAAGGTCGGTAATGTTGTTGCTGACGGATCGGGCTTTAATCTTAAAATTAATGGGGTTGACACACATTTTGATACCACTACTGATTTAAGAAAGAAAACTAAAATACAGTTTCAAACATTAAAAACTGACAGAAGCAAAGCACAATTACCTTTTAGTCATTATCCTACAACAACTAAAGTATATAATTCAATATTTGACATCAAACGCAAGTTACATTTATATACAAAAACACTTAAAAGTAAATGTTTTTATGCAGCCGGATGGTATGCAATTAATCAAAACAATGATTTTGAACCCGTTTTTTGTCCAAAATACATTTTTATTCAAAGGTATCCATATCATGGACCCTATAAAACAAAGGAAGAAGCGGAAAATTTGATAAATAGTCTATGATAAATATCAAACGGTTCATTGATAGGGTATCATTGTTAGAAAGTAAACAATCAAAAGATTTAGTTATGCCTATTAATGAAGCCAGAAATTTACGAGATGAACTTGCAAAATTGTTAGCAGATCAATATCAGCTAACAAATGAGAGAAAACCTCATCATCAACAAGAAGAAGCAGTAATAAAATTAGAAATAAAAGGTGGAAGTTTTAAATGAGTCGAACACAGCCGAAAGTTTTATTGGAACTAGTAGACAAAAATACATACAAGTGTGACCAAGTTGTCGAAGCGGCTGGTATTTGGGCTGTGTTTTATGATGGGCAGCCTATTAATTTAAAAACTTCACATTATCTTGATAATGAAGCTACGCCTAAATATAAGAAAACTAGTTTCAGCAATCCAGGACATGCCCGTAATTTATGTCGTAAATTAAATCTACAATTTAAAACAGACAAATTTACTGTAGTGTTTATGAATACGGGTAGCACGGTATACCCAGATGACCAAGCGTAAGTCAACTAAACAACTTATAACCGAAGCCGTACTGGCTGAAATCCCCAAATCTCATAGAATTTATCATAGTCTGCCTGTTGAAGATGTGATCTTCAAATGGTGGCAAACAGGTAGACAAGATGGCCTTCGTCTTACTGACGAGGGCGTAACTGCCTTTCAATTAGCTAATATTGAATTTTATGATTACGAATTTTCACAAGACGGACAGAGTTACCATAATTTTATTTTAGACCTAAATAAAAAAATTAAGTGCCCATACTATTTAGGTGCAAATAAAAAGGGCAGTAGTAAACTATTTTACATTAGATTGTATGATAGTAAAATTGCCATGATGTTGAATTTATATGGCAATCTAAAAGAATATTTAAACTCAATAAAGGTAAAATAAAATGAACGAAGAAAAGAAAAGTAAGAATCCATTTATAAATATGGCAAACCAAGCTAAAAATGCTAATCCACATAAGTTTGACCAAAAATTAAAACAAAAAGTTCCGAAGTCAGGTAAAGGTTTTGGAGCACCCTCTGTAACTAGACGATCTGGGCGAGGAGGCTAAAATTTATGTCAACGGTATAGTCTGCTCAAGCGTTAATATACGTACACAGCAACAATTTCGTTCTGTGCTTTTAAAAGGAAACTTAAAATGAAATCAATCGTTACTCTAATCGCCGCTCTTACAGTTGGCACCGCTTTCGCCGCAGAACCTGCTAAGAAAGAAGAAAAGAAAGTTGAAGCAAAGCCGGCTGCTGCAGCTCCTGCAGCCGCACCTGCGAATACTCCTGCAGTCGCACCTGCTGCAAAGAAGGAAGAAATGAAGCTTCCTGCTAAGAAGGAGGATGCCAAGAAGGTTGACGCTAAAAGCGAGGCAGCAAAGCCTGCTACTAAGCCAGAAGATACCAAGAAAGCCGAAGCTCCTAAGAAGTAATCCAACTAGGAAATCACTTTATTTTGCCCAAAGTCCTCTTTGGTTTACAATTGACGATGAGGATATTCTAGTTGGTTATAACAATGGAAGTTCTTCACGTAGACAACGAGATTCTGAACTAGAAGATGACGATGAAAATGAATTAAGTGATTATGTTAAATTTAGGCTTTGGCTAGCTAGACAGTTAGCTTTAAAAAAATTTGACGAAGTACGGGGAATGGGGTAATTCCCCGTATTTTTTATAGCATAATATTATATGCTATAATATTAGTATAAATACTAATGTTCAAACACATACACACAAGGAGATTATTATGTTTAACACATTTACAGATGCCGCCATTGACGCGGTTCAATCAAGCAAAAAGCAATTCGTCAACACCTTCGTTACACATGAAGGTATCGCAAGATCACTTAATCAGTTTGTTGACGCACAAACATCTTACACCAAATCTGCAATTTCAGCAGGTACAACTGCCGCTATTTCAATGGGAATGATTTTGAGTAGTAAAGAATTTTTTGATGAAATCACAAAAAACTTTAATTCCTTCATTCCATCAATCACAAAAAAGAAAGAAAAATAAAATGTTGAGTGCATTATTGATTGCTATTACACTTGCCTTGGCTGGCGTATGCATAGCAATGGTAGGGATGTTTAGAGAAACAACATACGGTAGAGAATTAGAAAGTTACATCATTAGCAGGAATCCACAAGGTCCTGGTGATGTCGAAAGACTCACGGTTGAATACCAGCGAGTACAAGAAAGGAACTATATATGAAATTTTTAAAATCATTATATGAATTCTTTGCGGCTTGGGGTGAGGTAATCTATGAATACCGTAAGTCCAAATATTCCAAAGATTGTTGATTATTTTAAATAAACAATATATAATTATATACAGAGACACAAAGGAGAGATACTATGTCAAATAATTACGGTGATAAAATTTTACCAGATGTTAAATTACCAGAAGTAAAATTTAATAAAAACGGATACGAAATCCGTACGGAAATTTTAGCAATGGCTAAAGACCTTGTACAGGCTGAATACCAAGTTAAGTTTCAAGGATGGGAAATGAGTACCAAACGTGATGACAAAACTGGACAGATTGTTACTACAGTTGACATGCCAACATTTCCAGGACTTGACAAAGTTTTAGAAACTGCGGAAAAAATGTATAATTTTGTGAACTTTAGTAACAAAAAATAATACAAAATTAGCCCCGAAAGGGGCTTTTCCACGGGTAGGAAAAAGGTTGACAATAAATGGATTTGGGTATACAATAGATACATAGACAGTTAACTAACGGAGCAAATATGCAAATCGCAACCGCAATCGCCCAACTTCAGAAAGAGCAAGAATTTCTCGGTATTGGTTTGCTGGAACTTCTTGCAGACATTCAAAAGAACGGTAGCATGGTCTACTGTGAACGGACGATGATTGCGTTCCGTGTGTTTATGGCTGAAGGTCAAAAGATGTTTGCCCCAGTATAAGGAATATTGTATGCGTAAGTTAGAATGGCAAAAAGAATTTGTAGTTTACCACATAAAGTCAAAGGCTTTTCACAAAGCGTTTAACCTTCTTAGTGGCGCCAAGCGTAGTGCTACTTGTGTAAACCGGCGTGTTGGTGTAAAAGCCTATGCAGTAATGCCATGGAACATTTTTTGGCAAACTGTAAAAGGTTGACAATAAATGGATTTGGGTATATAATACATACATAGACAGTTAAGACACAGGAGCGTTTTATGCGTACCAAGTTTCAAGTTGCAAAAGTCGGTGATCTGATCCGTTCGTTGGACTTCCCCGGTATTTCCGAGCACTACATGATCGGCATGGTTACCGAAATCAAGGGTGACATTCTGACTGTGCGAGGCATCGCTAAGGTTCGTCAAGGTGAGTCCGAGCGTTATGAGGGTGAATTTACTACCCCACAAAACGGAGCTCACTTCATGGATAATCGTTTCCCTGGTCGTATCGTAGTTCTCTAAGGATTCATAAAATGAAAAAATCTTTATTTGCTATTGTAATAGCAGTAGCAACATTGCAGGGTTGTAATTCAAACCTTGAAGGAGGGTGTGAGCAGTACGCCTCAAAGTTTAGTTGCGACTTTGTTCAAAATAAAGCAACCTACGAAGTTTGGTATTGGAAAGATGTTCATAAGGGTAATGATTACGACAATAAATTTGTAGGGATGGCATCTGGACTATCCAATTGTAGAGATATTGCCATCTATGCTCACCGATCAGAAATGGAATATCGTAAAAAGAATTGGAACAACTGGTCGGATCGTAATGATAACTGGTCAGAGAGGTCTTATATCTGTGCATTAATGAAAGATGGATCGCGGCTTGAAAAACACAGGATGTGAGGAACATAATATGGCTTTTGTAATTAAATTCTATGCTGACCCCGGACATGGCTGGGGTGCGGTTAAGCGTCAAAAACTTTACGAACTTTGCATCGCCGACAAGATTACACCCTACAGTTACCAAAAGGGTGGCACTGTATATCTTGAGGAAGACCTTGACTTGGGTACTCTTGTGCAAGCCCTTAAGGATAAGGGTGTAGAGGTCCAATTTAAGGAAAAGCACACCAACAAGTATAGTCCGATTCGTAGTTACAATCGGTATGTGGCTTGACAATAAATGATTTTTCGTATATAATGTTTGCATACTAAAACATAAATCGACCTCGGTTTTAGTAGATGATTATAACTAAGTTAGTTATGACATTAATGTAGAGGTCAACAAGGAGATTTAAAATGGTAAATCGTATTGAATATCGTGATGTAGTAGAAACAGGCCTTAATTTTATTGTTAAGGTAGAATGCAACCCTCCTGTAATTCCCCGAGTAAAACTTTGCTCTGTTTGGAACTCAGCAGGTTCTAATCGTCCGACTGTTCCGGGTTATTGGATGTCCGATGACATGGAAGCATGGGGTAAGCGCAACGGTTATACTCTTGTTTGGTCTACAACCAAGCGAGGTAAGCGCCGAAATGTTATGCTTGTTAAAAATTCTCAAGGTTGACAATAAATCCAAATTGTCATATAATACTAGCATAGTCTGAAACAACGGAGATATCAATGGCTCGCTATCAACGCCCCGTAATCAATCTTCAAGCAACCGATGTATGGGCCGCGGCATGTGCGGCTCAGCGTATCAATGGTGCTTACCTCAAGACTATTGAGGAAGGTAAGAACACCGAGACTAATCGGCAGATCATGGATAACTTCATCGCCAACACTGACCTCATCACCGAGGCAGATCGTGAGCAAGGCGAGTTGGTCCGAACTTACTACAAGGGTCTGACTTTCAAGATCCTGCAAGGCAAGAAGCTAAACGATTTTGACAACACCGCAATGGTGATTGCCAATCGTGATGTTATCGAAAGCACCTACGATGTTGCGGTAATCGCAAGTCTCCCTTCATGCTATGACCGCGCTGTTAAGCGTGATACAATCAATCGTAAACTTGAAACTGCTAGTGGTGGTCTGATCGGACGCATAGGTGAGAAGGTCAAGGTTAATGTCGAGGTTGTGCGTAGTAACTACAGTCAACAATATGGTGTTTACTTTGTAAGCGGTTTGACTACCGACGATCAGGCTGTGTTCTTTAGTCACAAGAATGGAATTGATGCAGGCAAGTTGATTATTGCCGAAGGCACTGTTAAGCGGCATGGTGAGAACATCACCCAGCTTAACCGTGTAAAGGTTATCTGATGTATGCACAAGGTTATCAACCAAATCGCAGCCAGCATCTAGCTATTGCTCATGCCATTAAAGAAAAGTATGGTGTAAATGGGGATGTAATTGTCCATTATGTATTGATGGATACACCTCAGAGGTTGCAAGTGCAGGCTGAGTTACATTATAATACAGTCAATGGTAAACATATCATATTTGAAAGATTGGAAGTATAATGGAACTACAACTTCAAAACGCACTTCAACATCATATTGCTGACCTTCTTTGGGAAGCAAAGGATACTGTTGAGGTCAAAAAGATCATCAGCATTTATGGTAAGGATGCTCATGTTGTATTCCATATGATGATGGCTGCTCACTTTGATACACATATGGACACTGATATTGCTAGTGACGTCTTAAAAATTATTTTTAAAAATGAAAGATAAATTTCAAAAGCTAAAAAATGCAGTAGAAACTAAGCCTAAATATTTGGTTAATCAAAAAGTTATTTTTCCTATTTACTCATTTGATTTAAGTGGCGAATTTGATGTAAATGCTTTTACAGAAAAACTTCTGCCTTTAAAGGAAAGCAAAGATAAAAACCATAAACCTGAAGTTGTAGTTGATGGCTATCAAACTAAAACTTTTCAATCAACCGGTATGGTAGATTGTGTTCAAGAAATTAATACAATTATTGAAAATAAAAGTAAATTGGTCTTTAATCAAAATTATAAAATTACAGATTCATGGCTAGTATTTTATGATAGGGACACAGAAGTTTTACCTCACAATCATTATCACTTATTACCTTTTTATAATGGTTCTAAACAGTTTTTAATTTATCCTCTATCATTTGCTTTTTATACGTTATGTTCAAAAAAATCATCACCGATAATTTTTAGTAATTTAGATGGAAATGATTTGGTAATACCGATAGAAAAAAATACTTTGTTAATTTTTAATTCACATCTCATACACTCTGTACCAAAATCAACAGACGATAAACTAAGATTAGTTTATTCGGGTAATTTATATGTTAATGGCTCAAAAGGATAATCATGGGACTTGATCAGTATGCATATATTGCCAGTAAGGCTAATTCAGAATGGAATGATGCTAGCAAGCAGGACCTTGCTTACTGGCGAAAGCATCCTAACTTACAAGGTTGGATGGAAAAACTCTTTTTTGAAAAGGGCGGAGAGTGTGACACATTTAATGGTGTCGAAGTAGAACTGACATGGGACGATATTGATAAACTTGAAAAGGATATCAAGTCAGGTGAAGTGCCCAAACTAGGCACTAGAGGATTCTTTTTCGGTGAACCTAGCGATGCTTGTTACTATGAGCATGATCTAGAATTTTGCGTTAACGCAAAGGCAGAATTGTTTCTAGGACGCAAAGTGTTTTATAATTCTAGTTGGTAAAGGATATATTATGACTAAATTTCTTGAGTGGATGAATCGTAATCGTAAACAGATTGGTTATACGATTGGTGGCCTAAACTTGCTTGCCGCAGTTAATTATTATTTTCAGGGTCAAACAGGCATGGCTGTTGTTTGGACTGTCATTGGACTGTTCCTAGTGTTTGACGCATACGAGTTTAAATGAAATTCAGCGAACTCAAACGATTGGTGGATTTGTACCACCGTGATGGAGATTATGACGATCCCGAAGTGGTCGTTCGAATCAAACTACCATACAGTACTGTGGGTGGTACACCTGTTGTAAAAATCAAGAATGCTCAAATGGGATTTGATTGGGATCACGGTAAGTTTATTTTTCAAACTGAAGAAGACCTTACACCTAGCGACCGTGACTTTGCAAAGCAAATGAAAGAGATGCAGGAACGAGCAGGCTGGTCT